GTAATGTAATTACAATTTTATGGGACTATTTGACTTCCTACGTTCAGAAAAGCGTGGAGATAATTTTTTAAGAGCTGTATTTGGTGGCTATGGTGCAGCCAACAAAACGGCAGTTAACAGAGATACATCTTTAACATTTAGTGCAGTCTTTGCTTGTGTTAGAGTTATCAGCGAATCAATATCAAGTCTACCTATAAAAGTTTACAGAGTCGAGGAGGATGACGATAAAATTACTGACGTTAGCCATCCAATCTACCGACTCTTAGCTCGTAATCCTAACGAGTATATGACACCATACACATTCCTAGACACTCTAATGACCAACTTATTACTAGAGGGGAATGCGTATTTTTATATTGAGAGAGATGGTAGTGCTAGACCAATCTCACTTATTCCTATCAATCCAAAAGATGTAAAAGTAATTAAACACGATGGTCAAATCTTTTACGATATTAAAGACTATGAGATAGGAGTAATGAAAGAAGATATGTTACACTTCTTTAACTTATCATTTAATGGTTATGAGGGTGTTAGCGTATTGAAAGCACAGAACACAACAATTGCAACGTCAATAGCTGCTAATGATACTGCTAATAGTTATCTAGGAAACTCTGCTCAAGTAGGTGGAGTTATTAAACATCCTGGCAAACTTAGTAAAGAAGCTGTTGCAAGATTAAAGAACTCTTGGAATCAAAATTATAGTGGCTCATTTGTATCAGGTAAAACTGCTATCCTTGAGGAGGGAATGACATTTGAGCAAACTAACATTGATGCAAATAAATATCAACTTTTAGAAACTAGACGTTTTCAGATTGAGGAAGTAGCAAGAATTTTTAAAGTACCATTGTCGTTGATTGGTCACTTAGAGAAAGCTGCTAACTACTCATCTATTGAGGCTTTGTCTATTGACTTTGTAAGATTTACTCTAATGCCTTATATGGTAATGGTAGAACAAGAATTAAACAGAAAGTTGTTTAGAGATAGAGAGTTTGGTTTGTTTACTGTAAAGTTAGATGCTAAGGCATTACTTAGAGGAGATAGTTCAAGTCGTGCAAGTTATTACAGAGAGATGGCTAGTATCGGTGCTTTGTCTATTAATGAGATTAGACGAATGGAAGACTTGAATAGAGTTGGACCAGAGGGAGACCAGTTGTTTATGCCGTTAAATTTTGCTCCAGTTGGAGACATAGAAGAAGAAAATAATGCCGATACCGACTAAGGAACAAAACGAAACTAATGAGGAGTTCATCGAAAGATGTATGTCCGATGAGTTTATGAAAGAGTATGACGACAACTCTCAAAGACTTGCCGTTTGTTATGCTCAACTAGAAGATGATGAGGAAAGACAAACTAACTTTCCTAACAAAGGAGACGATAAAAAGATAAGTCTAAGAAATAGTGAAGAGCCACAATTTGATTTTGACTTTGCTAAAACTATTAAAGAACAGACTCCAGAAATTTGGAAAGCTGGAGGTAACATAAGAGGGAATGAGGCTTTTATGTTATGGGAAAGAGCTAGAGATGGACAAGATACTGAGGCTATCAGAGAATGGATAAAAGAAAGAGAGTCTTGGATAAAAAGACACTTTGAAGATGGTAAACAATTCAAGGGAGATACAGAGCCTAATCTATCTAATGTTGGTGGTGTAGTTGCTCAAATAAAATGGGGTACAATTGGAACACTAGGAGAGCAAGGTATGAAAGATGTAATTTTAGAATTAACTAAAAAGCTAGAGGGCAAGAAAGAGGAGAATCAAGTTAGTGCTAAAGTAAAAAAAGGATTAGAGAACAAAGTTGAAAAACATAACGAAGAAATAAAAGAGCTTGATTTAGCTTGGAATGGTCGTACTACTTACGCTGAACTTGTAAAAGTATTTGAGAGAGGTGTAGGAGCTTACAATACAAATCCAGGCTCTGTTAGACCAAACGTATCAAGTCCAGAACAATGGGCAATGGCAAGAGTTAACTCGTTTTTATTTGCTCTTAAAAAAGGTAGATTTCAAGGTGGTAAGCACGACACAGACTTACTTCCAGACAATCATCCAGTAAAAAAACAAATGGAAGAAAATAATAGATTTATGAAAAAGCACGATTTAAGACACATCCAAAAGATTGAGGAAACTGATGACTCAATCATTATCACTTATGATAAGATAACGGATGAAATGGAGGACAACTATCACCACGATAAAGACGAGAAGCGTGGAAAGGTCGGCTCAATGATTGTTGATGGTATTGAATTACCATTATACGACACTAAAGAAGAAGCTGAGGCTGAGGCTGAAAAACTCGGAGGAAGTGGCTCTCACGAGCATACAATGGATGGCAAGACTTATTTTATGCCATTCGATACACACGACCAAGCTAAGGAGGCTCTTAAAGATAAAGATATGAGTGACCATACTCCAGACCACGATGAGGATGAAATGAAACGCCCATTGTATATGAGAAACAATCCTAACGCTGAGGTAAGAACTTTTGACGTTCAAAACTTAGAGTTAAGAATGGATGATGATAAACCAACCGTTGTAGGCTATGGTGCTGTATTTAATAGTCAATCCAATGACTTAGGTGGATTTAGAGAGTTTATTGCTCCAGGTGCTTTTGATGGTCGTTTAGAGGATGACGTAAGATTCTTAGTAAATCACGATGCTAATTTAATACTAGCTAGGACTACTAACGGAACACTAAGACTTTCTGTTGATGAGAAAGGATTGAGATATGAAGCAGATTTGCCAAACACATCAACAGCTAGAGATTTGATGGAACTATTAAAGAATGGAACTATTAGTCAGTCTAGCTTTGCGTTTACCGTAGAAGAAGATAGTTGGGAAGTTAAAGACGGTATCAATATAAGAACTATTGACAAGGTATCTCAACTTTACGATGTAAGCTCAGTTACTTATCCAGCGTATAATGATGCTAGTAGTTCTGTTGCTTTACGTTCTATGAAAGAATGGCAAGAAAAAGAACAAGCTAAAAAACTAGAAGAAAGTTTAGAGGCTGAAAAAATAGAGGGTATAAAAGAAGAAGAAGATTTGAAGAAACGCTCCCTCAATGAAATGCGTTTAAAAATCTTAAAAAATAAATATTAATATTAATTTTCTATAAAATGAAAACTTCAAGCTACTAAAGCTGTTAAAGAAGTAACAGAAAACACTCCAAAAGAAGTTAGAGAGTATTCTTTCCAAGATGCTATGAAAGCTGCTTATTCAGGTACATTAACTGGATTAGTTAAGGAGATGGACCAAGAAGCTCGTAATGAGGCTCGTTATACTGGTCAAATGTATAAAGGTATAGCAATACCAAGTTCTGTACTAGAAGCAAGAGCTGTAACAACTTCTAACGTAAACGAAGTTGAAACAATGAGTTTTACAGACCAGTTACAAGCTAACTTAGTTTTAGCATCGGCTGGAGCAAACTTTTACTCATCTGTAAAAAATATGAAATTCCCAGTTATTAGTGGTATTACTTCTACTTTCGTAGGTGAGACTGGTGGTTCTGTTTCTGCTGCTGGTTCTGCTTCAAGCTTAACATTATCTCCACAGAAATGTATCTCTATTGTTGAGATTTCTGCTGAGGCTATGACTCAAAATGCTGGTATCGAGGCTGCAATCCGTAGAAATATGGCTGCTTCAGTTGCTGCTCAATTAGAGAAGAACTTATTAGCTGCTGCTGATAATTCAGATGGTGGACCTCAGTCAATCTTAGCTGATGCTGCTGATGGTGGTGCTACTCTTGATGCTGCTGCTCTTTTAGCAATGGAATCAACAGTTTTAGGTAATAATGTACCTTTATTAGGTGGTAGATTCGCTTACCTTTGTAACTCTGATGCTTTAGCTGTAATTAAAGGTTTACCTCAAGTTGCTTCTGTTTCTCCAATCTATGACAATAGAGATAAGACTATCAACTCTTACTTTAGCTTTGTATCTTCTAACGTAGGTAATAAAGCAAGTAACTTTGATTCTGTATTATTCGGTGATTTCTCAAGAGTACATATTGCACAGTTTGGTGGTTTAGATGTATTGTTTGATCCTTATACTTCTGCTGCATCAGGTGTTGGTAGAATGATTGCTACTTCATTAGTTGATGGTAACGCTGTTGACAATGACACTGCATTTGTAGAAATACAAACTACATCATAATTGATTTTTTAACGGAGGGAGTGGAAACACTCTCTCCATTAATTTTTTTTAAATGGAATATTACAACTACAATTTTAACACATTAAGAGGTACTGACTTTGTTCCTTATGGTAAGTTAGTTCTTAAAACAGCTCCTACTACTACTGTAATATCATTAGCAGAAGCTAAGGCATTTTTAAGAATTGACTCAGACTATGACGATGACAATACTTATATTACATCATTGATTAATGTTGCTACTAGTGTAGTTGAGGAGTTCACTAGACGTAGACTAATTACTCAAACGTATAATATTTTTTACGATGAGTTTCCATCTTATATTGATTTACAAGTAGGAGAGGTTGCTAGTGTTACTCACATTAAATATTACGATACCAACAATGCTTTACAAACCTTAGCTGCATCAAATTACGATGTAGATACAAAAATAAGACCAGGAAGAATATATGAGTCTGAGGATGGAGATTTTCCAGACACATACGAAAGACCAAACGCTGTAGAGGTTGAGTTTATAGTAGGTGGCACAGCTAGTGACGTTCCAGCTCCAATAGTACAAGCTATTTATATCATTATAGGTCGTTACTATGAGAATCGTCAGGATGTTGTTATGGGTACTCAAGTAAATGAACTACCCTTGATGGTAGACCACTTATTAACTCCTTACCGATTGCTTGAACTATGATATTAGGCAAACTTGATAGAAAGTTAAAGCTCTTTAAACAAGTATTCACTACTAATGAATATGGAGAGAGAGAAGTTACCAATAAAACATTGGTGACTATCTATGGCAACTTTGATTTTAAAAGTGGTAACACAACCTATGATGCTGATGCTTTAATCAATGAAGAAAGAATTGAATGTCTTATTAGATACAGAACAGACATAGGAACTTCACCTCAATACTTTATAAGTAACGGAACAACAAACTATTCAATCAAAAGCATAAAAGAAATAGGTCGAAAAGATGCTATGTTATTGACTTTAGAGCAAAACGATGTTATTGATTTAACTGGCATTAACACTTTCTTTGAATATACAATCAACACTAATAATACTGGTACTGGAAGCTCAACAGCTACTCAGTACGGACTACCAACAAGAGCATCAGGGACGTATGACTTTACTGTCGATTGGGGGGATGGTAGTACAAATACTATTACTACTTACAACGATGCTAACGGCTTACATACTTACGGAAGTGCTGGAACATATACTATTAAAATTAAAGGAGTCTTTAGTGGGATTAATACTACTATTGATACTGGAGCCTGGAATCTTGGTAGAATTGATACATTGAAAATTTTGGATATCAAGTCTTATGGACCTTTGATTATCCAAGACAGTTTAGCTTTTAAAGATTGTACTAATTTAACTTCTAGTGCTACTGATAATTTACAATTTAATACAACCGATGCTAGTGGAACATTCCAAGATACTAACTTTAACGGAGTAGTAAATAATTGGGATGTGAGCAATATAACTAATTTTAGTGATTTCTTTCACGGCAGCCAATTTAATCAAGATTGTAATAATTGGAATATAAGTAAGGCAACGAGTCTATCTAGTATGTTTGAAAGCACTCCATTTAATAAAAGTTTGTCAAACTGGGACACTTCATCGGTTACTAATTTAGGTAGTATGTTTGCAATAAATACTGCGTTTAATCAAGATATATCAATATGGAATATATCTAATGTTACAACAGTTGTTGGTATGTTCTCAGGCGCAACTGCTTTTGATAACTCACTAGCTAGTTGGGATGTTACTGGTTTAACTGGTAGTCAAATACAATTCTTTTTTAATGGCTCAGGATTATCCACAGCAAACTATGACGACACGCTAATAGGTTGGGCAGCTCAAAATGTTAATAGTGGAGTGAATATAAACTTTGGTACTTCTCAATATACTGCTGGAGGTGAAGCTGCAGCAGCTAGAGCTACTCTAGTTACTAAAGGATGGACAATAACAGACGGAGGAACAGCGTAATGAAAGGAATAGACAAAATAAATAAACCACAAGTAGATACTTATTGGATAATATACGATGAGGATGAGAAAGTACTTGGCTACGGTATGGTAACTCCTTTGCAAGTTTTATCAACTAAGGAAACTAAGATAGAGATGTATACTGACAAAGAGGAATGGAAAAAGGTTTTGGAATCTCATAAAATAGAAGTTGAGTAATGGCTGTTGGAACTACTAAAATATTAAGAGGTAATAAAGGTGGTCACGCTGGTTTTGTTACGGCTACCATTGATGAGAAAGAGCTGAAGTCTTTGATTAAAGATTTAGAGAGTCTTAATATGTCTGATAGTAAAAATAAGACTTTAATAAGACAAGGTATGAGAAAAGCTGCTAAACCAGTATTACAAGAGTTAAAATCATTAGTGCCAGTAAAGTCTGGAAGATTGAAAAAGTCTTTAGCTATTATAAACGGAAAGAATATAAAAGGTCAACCACCGACTGTATTCGTAGGTCCAAGAGTAAAAGGTGGTAAAAAAGTAGAAGTGAAAAGAGGTAAAGAAACTATTAAAGTAGGACAATTTGCAACTAAAGAAAAATCTGGATTTTATTTCTATTTCTTAGAGTATGGATTTAGAGGTATACCTGGATTGAGAATGTTAGATAAAGCTAAAAATAGTCAAGCAAATAATGTTTTAAATAGTGTTATTAAAGAAATAAGAAGTCTGATTGACAAAAGAATGAAGTAATGGAGATAGGAAAAGTAATATATAATATTTTAAGCAACGACTCAAACGTAGCCTCTCTAGTTACTACAAGTGGCAATACTAGAATATTTCCTAGTCGTTACAATTTTCCTACTGACGTTAAGTTACCTTATATAACTTATCAGATGTTTTCTGATGTGCCTAACAACACTAAGAACGGAGTAAGTGAATACGACTATGTAAGGGTACAAATTAGTATTTATCATAATAGCTATGCTGATATGATAACTCTAGCTGGTCACGTTAGAACAGCTTTAGACTATGTTAGTGGAACTTACAACGGTGTTATAGTAGATAAGATATTTTACCAAGACCAGAACGAGCTTTACGATGATTCAGCTGGTTCTATTGGTTTATATGGTATAGCACAAGATTACAGATTTAACATAAATAGATAGATATGTACAAAGTAAAAATAAAAAAAGATATTGAATGTAGAGGAATAGAATACAAAGAGGGAAAATCTTACGAAGTAGTAAGAGCTGTCTTTAACTTCTTAAAGTTCAATGATGCAATAGATACAACAAAGAAAAAGTCTAAGAAGAAGGAAACTTCTGAGGATTTAGATATTAGCTAATTATAAATTTAAAATTAAAAGAAAATGGCAATTTTTAACGGAACGGATTTAATCCTAAAAGTTTCTCCTACTAGTGGAGGGACGGCTGTAAAATTGATGCACTCTCAGAATGTATCATTAAGTATGAACGTAGATACAATAGACATCTCAACAAAAGACTCTAACGGATTTAGAGATTTAATAGGAGGACAAAAGTCTTTCAGTCTTTCGGCTGATGGTCTTATGGACTTCGCTGGTGTAGCTGCAGATACTGAGGTAGATGAATTATTTACTCAAGCTTTGGCAAGAACACCAGTAACATTTGTATTTGGTATAGATGACGCAAGTCTTTATAATATGAGTGGCTCTGGTATTATTACTTCAATTGAAGTGAGTGGTGGAACAGAAGATGCTCCAACATACTCAGTATCAATTGAGGGAACTGGAACATTAGCGGTAGGATAATAATTTCTTTGTTGGTTGGGGTATGAGCTTAGGCTCTGCTCCAACTGACATAACTTAAACTAACAAAGATATGTACGAAGTAGTTATAATTAACGGAAAAGATTACCCAGTAAGATTTGGAATGAACTCGTTAAGGTTATTCTGTAAAGATACTGGAAGAAGTTTAGCTGACTTAGACAAGCTAGGAGAGGGTATGAGCTTAGACGATGCTTGTTATCTAATTCTAAACGGAATAAAAGACGGCTCACGAGTGAGTGGTCAAGAATGTTCTTTAAATGTTGATGATGTCGCTGACTTACTTGACGAGGACTTTGAGTCTTTAAATAAAGTATTAGATGTATTCTCTGAGCAATTTTCTGCTAAATTTGATTCGGAGGGAAACGACAAAGCCACGAAGAAAGTGGCAAAGAAGAAGAAGTAACTTGGGATAGGTTAGAGGCTGTTGCTTATGGCTTAGGCTTATTACCTAAAGACTTTTGGAGCTTAACTTTCCACGAGTTTCTGTGTATGCAGAAAGGAGTAAATGATAGAGTAGAGAAAGAACAGCAATGGGAATGGGAACGAGTGCGATGGTTGGCTTGTGTAAATTTACAGCCACATACTAAGAAAGGACAAAACCTAACTCCTCAAAAGCTGATTAAGTTTGATTGGGAGAAAAAGAAAGTTAAAACCGACATCGAGAAACAAAGAAAAAGAGCAGAATATGTTAAAAAGAAATACGAATTGCTAAATAAAGACAATGGCTGAGAAAACATTAAGCGTCAAATTATCATTAAACGATAGGCAGTTTCAAAGTGCATTAAGAAAGTCCACTAGGTCCATTCAAAGATTTGGAAATAAAATGCAAAGCTTTGGAGATACTATGACTAGAAACATTACACTTCCAGTTATAGGTCTTGGTGCTGCTGCTGTAAAATTAGCATCTGACTTTGAGGAAACTCAATCAAAATTTAATACCATTTTTAGAGATATAAGAGAACAAGCAAACTTAACAGCTAAAAATCTTGCTGATAATTTTGGTTTGAGTTCACGAGCCTCTATGCAATTACTTTCTGATACTGGCTCACTTCTTGTTGGTTTTGGTTTTACACAAGAAGAAGCTTTAAAACTATCTAATGAGGTAAATAAATTAGCCGTAGACTTGGCTTCATTTTCTAATTTTAGTGGAGGAGCTGAGGGAGCTTCTAGAATACTCACAAAAGCTTTATTAGGGCAAAGAGAGGCATTAAATAGTTTAGATATTGCTATAACAGAAACTGATTTAAGACAATTTGCAGAAGAACAAGGTTTAGTTTTTAAGGAATTAGGTAGAATAGAAAAAGCTAATCTTACTTTTCAACTTGCATTAAGGCAAAGTAATGATGCCGTTGGAGATTTTTCCAGAACTTCTGGTAGTTTAGCAAATCAACTTAGAGAATTAAATGGAGAATTAGAAACTGTAGCCATAGAGCTAGGAGTTGAACTTTTGCCAATAGCTAAAAGCTTAGTTAGTGGTTTAAGAGACTTAACTAAGTTTACAAGTCAATTTTCTGATGAACAAAAAAAAGCAGCTTTGCAAGTTGCTGGTTTCGCTGCTGCTTTAGGTCCAATAATTTCTATCGGTGGTAGATTAGTAAAAGCCTTTGCTTTTCTAAGGAAGTTCTTTTTAGGTAGTTTTATACCAGCTCTTAAAACATTAGGTAGAGCATTAGTCGCTTTAACTCCACAAGGTAAGATTATAGCTGGATTAATATTGGCTGCACAATTTATTTTTACTCATTGGAATGATATTGTTACTGCTTTTGATAATGTAAAAAAATCGGCAGAAGGACTTTTAGAAAGGTTAGGACTGCTTAAAAAACAAGAAGATATAGCCTTAGATTTTTCAATACAAGACCAATCTGGTCAAGTATTCGATGTTGATGAACTAAGAAAAAGAACAGCAGCTTTTAAAGGTGTTAAAATTATACCAGAAAAAAAACCAATACAGATGTCTCCAGAGGAGAGAGAAGGTAGAGCTAAAATGGCTAGTGATAAGGCTCTTGCTAATCAATTTAAATTTGTAGAATCTATTGAAGCTACTTCAGTTGCACTGAAAGAAGTTAAAAATGATTTTGCCACTTTAGAACCTATTGTAGAAAACTTTGAAGAAAGTTTATCTGGTTTTGATATAGTAGGCAATGAGCTAACAAATAGTTTTGAGTCTTTTGGTAACGTTTTACAAGGCACATTTGCACAAGCCTTACAAAGTTCAGACGGTTTCTTTAAAACTTTTGTAGCTGGTGCTAAACAAGCTATGTCGGCTCTATTGGCTCAACTTGCTGCAACTGCAGCTTTAAACGCTTTATTAGGTGGTGGTAAATTTGGAAAAGCTCTAGGATTTAAAGACATTGGAGGTGTTGGAGGAATAGGAACACTATTAAAAGGTTTACCATTTTTTAGTGACGGTGGAATGGTTACTGGAGCAACTTTAGCTATGGTTGGAGAAGGACCTGGAACATCAATCAGCAATCCAGAGGTCATAGCTCCATTAGATAAATTAAAATCTATGATTGGTGTTAATGGTGGTGGTGCTGTTCAAGTATTTGGAACAATAAGTGGACAAGATATTTTATTAAGTTCAGATAGAGCAAGAAATAACAGAAATAGAACAAGAGGTTATTAATGGCAATAAATAATAGAATACAATATAAGTTTAGAAGTGATAGAGGTACTTATTACAGAATTACAATCATTGACACTCAAAGCTCAACATCTTCATTATATGATGATGTATTTGCTAACGATGAGGGTTTTAAATTAACTTATGAAACCAATGATGATGACCGATTTACTGGATTAATACCATCAAAAGTTAGCATAGGATTTTATATAGATGATAATTCTGGTAATGGCAACCCATTAAACATAATTAGTATAATAAACGCTATTAGAGGTAGCGACTATAAAAGATGGCAACTAAAGATAGAAAATTCAGCAAATGATTCTACCTACTATTTATTCTGGGCTGGTAATTTTTTAAACGATATAAACGCCGAGCAAGATATATCTTTACCTAGAGAAATAAAATTAACTGCAATATGTGGTTTAGGTGCTTTAGATAATATACCATTTAATAATGATATTGCTTATAGTTTTAGTGCTTATTATACTTGCTATAGATATGTATTCAATTCTTTAACTGTTGATGTTGATACTGAAAACAACTGGGGTTCAACTGACGTTTTTATAAGAACGGTTGTAGATTGGACACCATACCCAGCATCTAGAACCTCTAGTAGAGATCCTCTTAATATATCAAGATTTCTAGCTTCAGCTTATGCTCCAATTGATAATAATGGAGTGAGAAAACCTAAAACAGCTTTCAATTTATTGAATGATATTTGTAAAGTATTTGGAGCTAGATTGTTTTTAAGTAATGGGAAATGGACTTTCATACAAGTTAATACTTATGAAGAAATGATATCATCAAATCAAGTATTTAGAGACTATTACAAAACAAACAATGGAGGAACTTTTACTCCAAACAATTATGGTACTTATACAGAAAACAAATCAGAAGATGGAACAAACATACAAAGATTATCTGGGAATGATTTTGACGAATTAGCTGTATTAAAAGAGGCTAATATGACTTATGAGATGTTCAGAAGTTATGACTTAGTACCTATTAATGTCAAAAGATTCCGAAATTCTGGTAATATAACTGTCCCAGCAGTAAATAATTCTTTAGTTGCTTGGAATGGTTGGCATAGTGTTGGAAATGGTTTTAATACTGATGGAGATATTTACGGAGTAAATGATTTAAACTTGGTAAATGATGACGCTCTTATAAGTTTTGATTTAGGTGAGATTACTCAGATAGATGGTCAGACTATAAGATTCAAAAGAACATTTAATAGGGCATTTAATGGCACGCCAGGACAATTTAATAGTATCTTTTCTGGTTTAGGTTCTATTCTTTTTTACCATAGGTTTAAATTAGTTGGCACTAGCTCTACTGTATATGCTCGTTCTACCTATACGATTGGAGGGGCAGCAGCTTGGACTTCAAATGATCTTTTTGGTAACGCTCCAGGTTATGGTGTTCCTTATACTTTTATGGGATACGTTCCAGCACCAGCAAACTTTTTTGTATTAGATTTTGAAACTGAAGAAGTGCCATTCGCTGGAGATTTATTTTTTGAGTGTTATGCTAAAATATATACTGGCTATGGAACTACTGATGAGCCTACTACTGGTACACAAATCACAACACCAGCAGACCAACAAAAAATATACATTTTCTCAGCTCCAGAAAGTGCAGATGACCAACTAATACAAGCATATATAAATGGAGAGTCTACAAGTCAACAATTTTTTAGAACTACTCAAAATATTTCAAATGGTGCTACTTATGAGGTCGGTGAAGTTTTGATTGGAACTGGACCATTATCAGCTCAAGGAGCTATATCTTATTTTGACCATAGTGCTGGAAGTTATGATAATGGAAACGTTGCAACGTGGGTTGCTTATGGTACTGGAACTGGAAAAAAAATAAGTCAATTATTACTAAATCAAATAATGATTGGACAGCATAATGGAGCAACTATATTTAACGGAAGTCTAAAAATACTAACACACAATGTAACATCTTCTGGATATAAATTTAACAATGGTATTTTGTTAGACAATAAATTATATATTCCCTATCAATGTTCATTTATAGCTAATAAAGACACTTGGCAAGGTGAATGGTATGAAATTAATACAAGCGCACCAACATTAACAGATAGTTTAGAAGCATTAAGTCTAAACAATAATACTAATAACTCATCATCAACTAATAGCTGGTAAATGTCACTTCAACAATATCTCAACAATAAAGTTTTGGCTACTGTTTCTGAAGCATCAGAAGGAGGAGCGACTACTAGTTTAACTATTTCTCCAGTATATCAAACAATGGCATTAAGTGGTGATGTAGTTAAGTTAATTCATAAAGGAACTGGAAGGTCATACGATTTAACACTAAGTGCAAATTTAGATAAATCGGTTGCAAGATGCAGTTTTAATTCTGTAACATTTGACACAAACATTCCAATTGGAAGTGTTATCATACAATCTAAAGACGTAGCTTTTCAAAGAAAACATACTAGCTTACAATATATTAGTTTTTCAAGTCAAGCAGCAACACAAGCTGAATGGAAAACTTTTAGTTCTGCTGGTATATCTAACCACACTTGGAATACTACAACAACAGATACTGGCACAACGGTAGGTTCTTCACAAATTACCTCAATTTCAACAGCAATTCAATCTGTTGGTATAGTAATGCCTTATGATTGTTTACTTATAGGCATTAGAGCAATTATATACAGAGTAGGAAATTTCCAAACTGCTGTTGGTTTATTTTGTGGTACTCCAGCATATAACGACAATGCAACTCAAAACTTTACTTTGAGAGCTTACGCTGCTGCCGATAATTCTGCTGGACCAGACTCAAATTATAGTCAAAGACCAGTAAAAGCTGAGGACTTGACTAGAAATCACACACTTTCAAAAGGAGATATTATACTACCAGCTTTTAATAGTGTTACTGATAATGGTGGTAATGCTAGGATAAGTTATACAATAGTATTAAAAACGATACATAATAATAATAACATATTATGATAAAAGAAGATATAGAAAAACTGAAAATAGATATTGAGGATGCTATGCTTTCTGGAGACTATGAAAGTATTGTTGTGATATTAAAATTAATTATTGATAAAATAGAAGAACTAGAAAAATGAAAACTTTATTAAAAGAATGTTCAGACGTTCTAACACTAAACATAACTACATTAGCAATTAGTTTCACTCAAGTAGAAATGCTTTTGAAAATAGTTTTATTGATTTTATCCATAATCTATACTGCTGACAAGCTAATTAAAAACCGTAAGAAAAATGGCTAAGTTAATATCAAGTAATTTTAGAGCTAAGCCTAAAAAAAAGAGAAAGGGCATACATTCTAAAAATAAAAGTAAAACTAAAGGAGGCTCACAATATTTAAAGCCTTACAATAAACAAGGTAGATAATGGAACAGATACTACAATTAATAGAAGGTTATGGGTTGCCACTTGTTTTATTATTGGGTGCTTTGTATGCACTTTATCGTTTTCTTGTTTTTTCTCTTTATGAGGTAAAAAATCAATTTAGCAGACATCACGAACGAGCAGCAGACAATATTGAAGAAATGAAGAAAAAAATAGATATTATATTAGAATTTATAAAACAAAAAAAATGAATTTTAATATTTGGAAGAACAGCATAGATAACATAGAGAAAGAAATGGCATTGAAATATTTTAAGCTAAATGAGTTTGACTCTCCAGACTCTCAAGGTAGTGGCAAGAATATGACAAGAGATTTTCTCAAGAAATTAGATAGAGCTAGAGATATTGCAAATGTATCTTTTAAAATATCGTCTGGCTTTAGAACAGCGCAACACAATATTAGTCTAAGAAAGCAAGGTTATAAGGCTAGTGCTAATTCAAGCCATTTAAAAGGCTGTGCTGCTGATATTATTTGTAATGATAGTGGCACTAGACAAAAGATAGTAAACGGTCTTATACAAGCTGGATTTACTCGTATTGGCATAGCTAAAACTTTCATACATTGTGATACAGACAAAGATAAAAATGATGCAATATGGCTTTACTAAAAAAACTTTTCAGCTCTGGAGCTAAAGAACTTGTAGACTCTGTTGGAAATGCTATTGATAAGATACACACATCAGCAGAAGAAAAAGAACTAATTAAAGCAGAGATAGAAAAACACATTTTAAACTATGAGGAAAAAATACAACAAGAAGTCACAAAACGCTGGGAGTCGGATATGCAAAGTAATAACTGGCTTTCCAAGTCTGTACGTCCTATTAGCTTACTTTTTTTGCTTTTTGTTCTTACTATATTTACTCTCGTTGATTTTAGTTTTATTGACCTAGAAATTAAAGACTCTTGGATTGACCTCTGGCAACTACTTGCCATTACAGCCTTTGGAGCTTACTTTGGTGGTAGGTCTTATGAAAAGATTAAGAGATAATGAAAGACTTTAAGAGGTACAGACTTAAAGAAGATGAATGGAGTCTCATAGATAAATATAGACACTATAAAAAACAAAAAGCAACAGAAAGTAACGTATTAATTATAGGAGATTTGCACGAACCTTTTTGTTTAGATGGGTATTTACAATTTTGTCTTAATACTTATCATTATTACAAATGTACTGATGTTATATTCATAGGAGATATAATAGATAATCACTATTCTAGCTATCACGAAACTGATGCAGATGGTTTAGGTGGTGGAGATGAGCTAGAACTAGCAATAAGTAAGATAGCGCATTGGTATAAAGCATTCCCTGAGGCTAAGGTAATAATAGGTAATCACGATAGAATGATTATGAGAAAAGCTCAAACATCATCAATACCTAGCAAATGGATTAAAAGCTATCAAGATGTCTTAGAAGTACCTAATTGGGAGTTTTTAGAAAGATACGTCTTAAATGATGTGCAATATATACACGGTGAAGCTGGAACAGCTAGAACAAAGTGTAGAGCTGATATGATGAACACAGTACAAGGTCACTTACATACTCAATGTTATACAGAGAACTACGTTGGTGCTAAATATAGAATATTCGGTATGCAAGTAGGGTGTGGTATTGACCACGAATCTTATGCAATGGCTTATGCTAAGTCTGGTAAAAAACCAGCTATTGCTTGTGGAGTTATTCTTAATGACGGAAAAACTCCAATAAATGTTATGATGCAATTATAATTTATATATATTTGCACGTTTTTGGTTAGCAAATTAGTGTGATTTACTTGTTAATTAGTTTGTTTTTAGGGGATGTTTTA